GTTTGAGAAACGATCGCGAGTACCTTGCGATCGCCTTGGTCGCTACCAACGCACAACTGTCCTTGACACCACTGGAGAGGACATATCACTCGCGACTCCTGTTTCCGGAGAAGAGCTGGGTCCTGTACCAACTAGTGCCCCTAAATCTGTCTCACTCGATGCTTTATTATCCCGGGTGAACTCAGATGAGACCACACCTCCTACACTGTATGAGAACATCAAAGATCGCATAACGGAGTTGTCCAATCTTGGTGTTGACACATCAACTTGGAGTCGCGACTCTAGGAATTGTATTACTCAATCCCTTGAGTCCCACATGAACGAACTTAACACCGTTATGGAGGATATCGAGTTAACTAAGCTATTGAAAGCCTCAATTCTCGAATCTCAGAAAGAAATAGTTGAAGGAAACAAATTACCCACAAAGTTGAAGTCCTCTGATGCAGCCCAAATACCACCTGGGAATAGGACTGTTGCTTTGATTACCGATTTCTGGCGCTCTATCCTTGGAAGAGCATTCACCGTGGAGGAACGTCCTGTAGTGGAAGCGTTCGCTGGGATCAAAGCCCAGCTTTATGAGATTAACACCAAGCTCAGCTGTAAAGAGCTCAGACTCAGCACACTTAAAGATCTTGCTGACCGAATGACTGTACTCCTTTCTCTTCTCGCCGACTATTCTGGCCGAGACGAGCAGGGTAATTGTAAGACTGTCGACTTCCACATTACCGAAGACGATATTGACAGAGCTCATAGCTTGAAAAATAAGTTCATTATCTCCCTGGATCGCCGAGCCGATTCGTGGGACTTGTATATTGATACTTCCGATCCTTTGGCTAGAACTCACAGATACGTTCACGATACTGTTCTCCTCCCAATAATTCGATCTCGCAACTTTGGGGAGGATGTCATGACGTGTGTTCGCGGTAGAACATTGTTAGATCTCACCGGTGCTGGCTCACAGTATAAAGGAGCTATCCCCGGTAAGGTGTATCAGTTCCCAGTTTCTAAGACCACTGGCCAACCTGTTGTTCCTATTACAGAAATCGAGCATGTCGACCGAGTTTATAAAGCCAGTGCTGATACCTGGATTCCGGGTGTTTTGCCAGCTGGTGTTTTCAGCTTCCTAACTGGTGCTGTGATTCCGAATCCCGATGAGGGCTTCTCTGACACATGGCGTAAAAACTTTTCTTCCGCCCCTGCACTCACCGAGAAACAAATCGAAATGCTTGGTGCAGTTAATGTTCCTAGTCATGTTATTCGACCCAAAGTTGGAGACCGACAAATTTGTCCTTACGCAACTCTTTGTGCCGATACTTCCTGCTCAAAATACCATCATGCTTTTTGCTATACAGCTAGAGACATATTGGCCATTATGACATGGACCGGCGTAGAGACCACTGCTAATGGTGTGCGATTTTTGTACCCGCACCCCTCGAACAACTTCCAGACAATGGAAACTGCTCCCGACGAAGATGAAATTAGGAATCTGCTGAAATCGAACGACACGAATGCTGGGTGGAATTTATCTTCTCCCATACCGCTCGATAGGCTTGAGGCCAATCCACACACTAGTGCTTCTAAGCT